TTATGCTTTCCACTTCAGAACACCCGAATTTCTCGCGTGCATTAAAAAACGAATCAGCAACAACAGCTGACTGCCGTGTTTCTCTTCAAAATCTTTTACTCCGGCGTGTAGTTCGTTATGGCATTTACGGCACAACGGAATAACAAACAAATCGTCAGCCTTTGTTCCCATACCTCCCAGTCCATGACCAATGATGTGATGCGGATCATCTGCCTGATTGCCACACGTCATGCATTTCTGCGTTTTTACCCAGCGCGTGTATACAGGCATCTCTTCCCGTTGTGGTTTCTGGCGCTGGAGATACTGAGCCGGAGATTCCGGATCAACGGCAATGCTGACCACCGTCTTTTCCTGTGGTGGGTTCTGTTGCTGGTGCTGGTGGACGTGAGGCGGTAGCGCAATATTTTTTGTGCGCTGCTTCAGTATGCTAGTGGCTGTCTGTTCTCCCGGTACGATGTCGCTCTCACTGTATACGGAGCGGATTTTTTCCACCGGTAATCCCAGTGAACGACGCAATACAGACTCCGGAAGCGCATCAGCCACCTGATTGCAGACCGCCCACCAGGATAATTCGGCCAGCGATAACTCCCTCTCCTGCGTACCGCTGATTGCGTGACGGATGACGTCAATCATCCATGCTGACAGGTTTTGATGAGCAAGTTGCCCGAGTGATTCGGATGTCTGGTCACGCAGCTGGTTGTCGCAGTGCCAGCACAACACCATCGCGCCGGTACCGTAACGATGTATGACGATTTCACTGTGATGATAGTCACCATGAGGCCACTGGCAGGATTTGACATGACGCAACAGCCAGTCAGACAGTGCCCCAGCGCCACCAGCAGCACGAATCACCCGATCATCGCTGAAAAATGGCAGTAATGATTTATCCTCCGCCAGCGGCTGGCGAACAGCAGGGACGACTCCGGACGGCAGATTACGCATGCTTTTCGGTTCCGGCTCCACCAGTACTCGAGGGTTATGGAATACCTGCATGGATTCACGGCCTGGCTTAACGATAACCAGACCGAGTTCCGGTACCAGAACAGGTCGAAGTAATACCCGCACATTACCTCCAGATCCGTTGCTGGAATGTGCGGGACGGACGCGCTGGCCGTTCGGAGTAAGGGAGCCTGACGGAGATTATCCAGTGACGGTAGTCGAGGCTAAGGGCTTTTTTAACCTCGCATCCGCGCCTGCGGTAACACTGAATGAGCCATTCGGCCTGTTCTTCAGTGCATGGGGGATGCTGGTACCAGTCTGACTTAAATGCATGAGAATACCGCTCGTGCGTGTGGGCAAGAACGGTCGAATTATCATGATTGTAATATTTTGCGTTGCGTGCCATCGGTTTTCTCCGGTGGCACGGTGTTACTCAGCGGGAGTTCAGCCCCGCGCAAGATTGTAGATGAGTTTATTCTTCTGAAAAAGCAGAAAAGCCAGCTTTTATTCCGATCTCTTTCAATGCCTGTAATGAAGTGACAAACTCACCGTCGCGCAAGATAAATCCGTCCGTCACTCGGGCATCCACAAAATTAATTAACGCAGCCCCATTTTTTTGCAAACACACAATGCGGTAATGACTAACAATATTTCCATTTTCAACGCACACAGCATAGAGGCCATCTTCACAAAAAATTTTACGCAGTTCTTCGATGTTCATCATCAGAATCCTTCCGGATAATTAGCTCTCCCCTTTAAGGGACCATCCCTCTTATCCCTGCGCGCTACTTAAGTATTTTTGATTCTATTCCGGCACCGTCCAGAACTTCAAATGCGTTGAAAATAAAAACAAAAACCCGCCGAAGCGGGTTAAGTGCGAGTGCGTTGAGGATGCCTGACTCATCAGAGGTGGCGAGGGATTTCTCCCCCGCCTGGTCTCTTACTCCTCAGGTTCGTAAGCTGTGAAGACAGTGACCTCCGTCTGGCCGGTTCGGATTCGTACCTCGCAGAGGTCTTTCCTCGTTACCAGTGCCGTCACAATGACGGTAATACAGATGACGATCAGGGCGACTAACATCGCCTTTTGCTGCTTCATAGCCTGCTTCTCCTTGACCTTTCGGTCCGTAAGAGGCTAATCTCTATGTGTCGCATAGATATGGCCTCAGATTAATGTTAAGCGTCTTGCAGGACGCGTAATGTTAACTGGGGCTTTTCTCTATCTGCCTTTTGGTGTTCATGCCTGAGACAGATAGCCTCAAGCACCCGCAGTTATTCTACTTAACTAAGATTTCCCCGCAAACCGTTTTTGTCCGGCACAGTAAATATCCAACTAAACCAATGGCGTTCGCTGTATTTACCGCCAGTATTCAATGCACATGACCGCCATGAACACCCCTAAAAAAAGGGCATTTATATGTCCAAACATTAATATCAAAACATCAATTTTTTCCATATACCTTGCTGTGAAGATGATGGGCATACATGATGCGAACAACCAGAACGCAACAAACAAAAACTGCAATGCGTTTTTCATTATTCCCCCTACAATCAATGTGCAATAACATTTAAACACACCTCAATTTGGCCGGACATATAAATATCTAAACCAGAAAAAATCACTTACATAGCGTTACAAACTCTTTAGTCTAAATATTCATCGTAAAACATCCTCCACGCTTATCAGTCCATTTCGTTTCAGGTAATCCATCGCCTTCTCCGGTAATTTGCAGTCCGGCTGAGCTTTTTTCAGTTGACTGACCAGTCGTTTAACCCACATTGTTAATTCGCTAACCTGATTGCCGGATGCTGGTGGATTGTCGGCTTTACCCAGAATGGCAGCGCAGCAGGCCTCTCTGAGCACCCAGTCAACAGCATCCTTCCATGCTCCTGTTTCGACTGGCGGATTCTCACGCTTTACCTGTTCATAAAAGCGCACGGCTTTAACCAGTCCTTCTGATGTCACCGGGACTGGCGGGCCGATGAATAAGGCCTGAATTTCATAGTTCGGCCTGTCGTTACAATCCTCTTTTGTCGGTACATATTTCCAGTCACCAGCCCACGGCTTCCCCTGAAAGTCTGTAACGTCTTTTTTCACGTAGCGATATCGCCATGCAACTGGTTTTGCCTGCCCTGCCGTTTCATGCCCTTCCTGATAATTAATCTTGCTCATTCATCGCCCCACTCATCACAATATGCTTCGACCGGAGTTTTTCCTGCTTCATAATCATCACGCCATGCTTCAGCATCAGCAGCACTGCCACCACGTAACTCTGCATAGTCCATTAACAGTTCATGCCATGCTTCAAAACTGACGTTGTATTTAGTTGAACCAAAATCAGCCATTTTGCTCTTCCTCTTCGTCTTTTATTTCGTGATATGAGTAATTGCAGTAGTTAAAGAAAATATCTTTTGCTTCGTCATGTATTTCATCAGGCGTCGCATCATCATCCACTTCGAATTCATCCTCGAAATCTCCACCGGCTATTCCCGTTTCAATAATTATTTTAAACTTTCGCATTTAACTACCGCCCTTTCGGGCGGCCTCCTGATGTTCTGAGGGTGCAGAAATCCCTCCGGTTAAGGATTAAATTTTTAACAGAGCTAAATTTAATTATTCAGTTCTGGATTTTGTCGCCCTGCGTATCCGCGCTTTCGCGTTACGCTCAATCTGAATTAGCTTTTCTATATTTTTTCGCCTTTCCCGCTCCTCCTGGCGCAAGTGCCTTACATCATCTGCCAGTCTGGTTTCTCTTTTCGCCACAGAGAGCATCCAGTCAAATGGCTCCACAACTGCACCGCAGATTTTACAGCGGACCTGACGCTCTTTTTCGTCAACCCGGACAGAGGCGTGATGACAATATGGTCTTTCCGATGGCTCATAAAGAAAATTAACCTGATTACGAGGGTCATCCTCTTTTACCGGAAATAAAACGATATTGCTTAACTCATCCTCTGGTTTTATTTCCATGCTCCTCTCCTTTGATGCGAATGCCAGAGACGCGTAATGCGTGTTCTAGGTCAATCAGGTAAAGCCAACTGCCATTTTCTTTAGGTATCATGACATGTCGCTCATCTGCATTTATCGGGTGTCCATATCGAAGGTCGTAGCGAGTCGGTAATTGAACTTCCCGCGCTTCCAGTTCAGCAATACGCTTGCTCCCATCAGAGATAACGCCTTCGTAATACTCACGCTGCTCTTTGAGTTGTGATTTTGCTTCTTCCAGTCCATCCAGCAAATCAGCGATAATATCCGCTTCCCGATGACGGATGTGACGCTTAAACGCAGCAAGAGCCGCATCACAATCCCGTTCAGCATTTGGGCTGTCCGGGATAGCCTGATACCACGCCAGCGTCGACTGATAGTTTTGTGCTGCCTCACGAAGCGCCTCATAGTTAACCTCTCTCATTGAGCCACCTCCTGATAAATCACTGCATGCCCCAGTTTCTCCGCCAGTGCCAGCTCTGCCTTAGCGCCCGCTGACCGCTGCCAGCCATTCAGCATGTAAATCGCATCCACACAACGAATCATTGCCATGCAAATATCCATGTAGTGCGGCTGTGTCAGCCCGTCCGGAAGTACTGCCGGGTTTAAGACGGTATGCCCTTCCCGTTTCAGTTCCTCTTCCGCCTTGTGAAACGCCTCACGGTTGAAATTTTCATATCCCGTCATTGGACCGGCAATATAAACTCTGCCCCTCACTCCATCACCTCCTGAAAGTTTCCCCGATAGAACGCCAGCACACGCTGCATAACTTCGCTCTGGCGGCACTCACGACAAATTATGTTCTGCCGTCTGTTGTAACGACGTATTTCTCCGTCAGGTAACTTTCGAATCAGTGTCGGGTCAGCAGCCTTCTCCGGTATCTTACGCCATACGCGATACGCCTGCTCTGATGGAAATACCCCGCAACCAGAGAGCCAGACATCACCACTGGCCGCAAGCGCACCAGATAAACGACGAATAGCGGTCTTACTGACACCCGTTTTATCTGCCAGTTGTCGAAAAGTTTCTCGTCCGCTCAGGCGCACGAATTCCACAATGCGCGCCTTCACTTCTTCCCGCTCTTCTGGTGTAAATACTTTTGCCATAAGCGCCTCCGGCAATCACTTTTCCGATACAACACGGCGGGAAGAATCAGTAATCTGTCGAACAATATCCCGGTGCTTGTTCAGCTCCCGCAGCGCGGCGCAGACTCGCTCCCACTTCTGAACATCACTTTTCGCCCTGCGCAGCGCCAGGTTTGCCCTGCGAAGGGACGGAAAAATCAGCTCATCTGCTTGCGTTTCGGTAAACGATGGCAACGGCTGCACAATGTCCGCCACAGTTTCTGTTTTAATTTCTTCCTGTGTTGCGGCTTCCCGGACTGGTAACGCAGCACCTGCTGGCTGAGGAAAGGCCTTACCATCACTTTCCGTTACCAGCGCGGCTTTCGGCTCTGCTGGTAAATTATCGCCCGGCATGCAGTAACGAAATTTACCGTTCTGATTAACGCGTGCCAGCCGCCCCGTTGCGGTTACCACCGCCAGCGTGGAGGCAACCTTGCGAGTACTGACGCCGAACTTACCCGCCAGTTCCTCACACGTTTTAGCACCATCCTGACCGATAAACTCAATCATCATGTCTGCGGTAACTTTTTGTTCGACCTCTCCGGTCAGCATATCCTGTGCTTCAGATTTTACTGGCCGCTCTTCGGTTACCCGGGATTCACCTTCGCCAGCCAGAAACCAGGTGTGACCAGTTTTATCAACGACGCCATTTCTTTTGAGTTCCCACAGCTCGTTGAGAACCTCTTCACGACTGATATCAAGTCGCGCGGCCAGTTCTACCGATGTGGCTTTTCCCATTGCTTTCAGTGCGTCAAATACGGTTTCCATTAAAATTTCCTCCGACAAAATCGTTTCTCAGATTCAAATAAAACCAGCTGCCTTCCGGCGTTCGTATTCCTGTTTCAGCCGTTCAATTGGCGTTGGCCCTTGCGGGTGTTTCGCCCCTTCCAGTTGTCGTCGCACTGGCGGAACACTCATCCCGTTACCAACATGCTTTGCCCATTTCGTCAGTTGCCGTTCCGCAAGTCGTTTTAACTCACCCTGCGTCATCTGGCGCTCAATCCCTCTGGTACGCATTTCGAGGCAGATGTGGTACAGCACAGGCTGAGGCCACGGATATTTGTCGCTTCCGTCATATCGCCAGGACTCATCACGCCAGCGGCGGTACTCCTCCATCACAGCATCCACCGTCAGGCCAAATGGATTGGCCCCGCTTTCTGAAATCAGCGCCACAAACTCAGCCAGGTCCGGAGGCCATGTTTCACCCGCCCGGCAGCGGTCCATGCACTGGCGGCAGACCTGTCGGATTTGCTGCTCAGTCATCGCGCCAATCTGTGCAATCCAGAGCTTCGAAGGTGCGGCCCCGTTCTTCTGGGTCCAGCGGTTCGAATAAACCTCCCCCATGAGTTCCCACAGCTTCCAGACCGTTTCCGTCGCTGATAAATCCGTTTTCACGTTCCCACTGCTCACGTGCTGCCCGAATTTCCTGAACTGCCCGTGATGCGGTGCCACCTGGTGCTGCTGCATGGTTTACCCCCTTGCTGACTGGTTTAACCTGCGCCCTGACGTGATTTACGTGACGGGCGAATTTCTGCTCCCACTGAATCTGCGTAAACACTTTCCCCTCCGCTGCCCAGTAGTCCCGGAAGGCGGCAAGTTCAGCAGGTGTAAATTCTGTCTCCGGCAAAGCCATCCCCCACAACGCAGCCCGTCGTCGAAAATCCCGTGACGGATACCAGCTATCGGTCATCGGAAATTTTCCGATGGGTTCGCTCAGGCCATCCAGGAATACAAGGGGTGCTGCCTGTAACGACAAAACTTCCTGCTCACTGGTCGGAGCACTCTCGCGTGCGTTATGTGTGGGGTTTAGATCTTTGGGTTCCTTTGGGTTCCGTGATCCGTTTTTGGGTGTCTTTGATGGAAAATTTGGGTGTCTTTGGTTATTTTCCATGCAGCTAAGAGTTCCGTTTTTGGGTCTGTTTTGTGCTGAAACATAACCATTTTCGGTACTGTTTTTATTAACAGCACCAATTTTACCCACCTTTAAAGACTCCCGTTTTTGGGTGTATTCAGGCTCGGCAACACTTTCTTCTACACCGATAAGTCGGTACACCACAATTTGCTTTGTTCTGCCTTTTCTCTCACCGGTATCAACAATTAACCCAATCTCCATCAGGTGTCGTAAGCTGTCCTGCACAGTCTTTTTGTTTAGTTCCGTTACTTCTGCCAGTGCAGATACAGACGGGTATGCACACAAATCGGCACCGCACATATCAGCAAGCCAGGTCAATACAGACTTACTGGATGAACTGCCGGTTTTCACCTTTTTAGCCCATCGTAGTGCATCGATACTCATACAAACCCCTGGCAGACATTTGTTTATCTGCAAAGTAATATTGATATTGCTGACGATACGCATGCTTGAAAGCAATAGCTTTTTCTATAAGCTCGTCAGTCTCACGTTCCACAACAGCTGGATCCGCAAAAAGCAGCCCGGACTCCACCACATCGCCATATTCTTTGTTTAATCCGGCGATCATGTACGTAATGCTTTTTCCATCACTGATCTCACGATACAACCTGAAATCACTAATTCGGATAGCCTCCATAATTGCCGGAATCAGCGCCGTGAATTTTTTCCGCTTATCCCTGGTGTCGATAGCTTTCCAGCGTTCGAATATCTTCACCCGGTTAACGCCCAGCGCCCGTTGATCAACCTCGCCATCATTAAACGTGACGCGTTGAACATCGATGTTCGGGCGTTCTTTCAGAGCCCAGAATGCTTCCGTGATTAATATCGTCGCTTGCTCCTGTGTCATTCCTGGTCGACATACCCAGGCATCCAGAGCCTCACAAACCTGTTCAGGGGTGATTTTCATTGTTCAACCGCCCCGCCCGCTTTGCCTTACGATATTCGTCATAAACTTTGGGGTCGTACTGAAGTTCCCCGCCGGATGCCTCCTGTAGACGCATCGCGCGACCTTCAGGAACCAGTTTCCCCCATGCAGCAACGCTTGCCAGCCTAACTCCTGCGGCATTGGCAAGCTTTGTTTTGCTGCCAAAAAACGCTATAGCATCAATTTTCAACATATCGAACTCCTTAGATTTTCCTAAGGAAACTAGATCGTAGAGAAACCTAAGTCAAGAAAAATTAGAATTACCTAATATGAAAAACGAAACCTTCGGTGCTCGCCTCTTATACAGGCGTAAAAAATTAAAACTGTCTCAGGCCGCATTAGGTAAGCTGGTCAAAGTGGCTCACGTAACAATTTCTCAATGGGAAAGAGATGAAACACAGCCAGCGGGGAAGAGATTATTCGCACTGAGCCAGGCGCTTCAGTGCTCGCCGACTTGGCTTCTTTTTGGAGATGAAGATAAGCAACCAGGCGAACCGATCTCAGATAATCAGCCAGTTAATCTGACAGAAGATCAAAAAGAGTTGCTTCAACTGTTCGACGCACTGCCTGAGTCAGAGCAAAAGGCTCTGTTGTCAGAGATGCGTGCTCGAGTTGAGAATTTCAACAAACTTTTTGAAGAACTACTCAAAGCTCGCAAAAGAAGCGCAAATAAATAACCCCCCCTTTTTTTTTCGCCACTCTCTGTAATAAAAAGCACAAACTTTCAAATACTTGTGTTTTTTACATCAAAAAACTTAGGTTTTTCTACATAAAAAGCTTGACCACAATTCTTAGGTTATTCTAAATTCTACTCATCAAGACACCGCACGGTGTTCTCAGCAAACTGTTCCGCTCCCCCGGCGTTAAGGGGAAATGAGGTCAGCATGGATACTATCGAGCTTGGCAACAGCGAATCTCTGGTATGCGGCGTGTTTCCCAACCAGGACGGCACGTTTACCGCGATGACGTATACCAGAAGCAAAACGTTTAAAACTGAAGCTGGCGCGCGTCGCTGGTTAGCCAGAAACACTGACTGATGAGGTTGACGATGGAATTTAAAGATTTACCAGTACCATTCCAGGAAATGGCATCGAATGTGGTTCGCTCTCAACTGGCGACTCTTGACCTGAGTACCGTAGAAAAAGAAACAATCGACAATATATCCGGTAACGTACGCCGAGCCTTTATCGGGCTGTACGAAGAGAAGCAGCTCTCTGATAACCAGGATTTACATGAAAAATACTTTCTGGAATTAATGGACATCATTAATAAAGGATTTGGCTTGTTAATGAAAAAGAAAGGGATTCGAATAGCTCCCCTTGAAAATCATTTTACAGCAAGCAGTATTAATTCCTGTGATTTAAAGCATCACACATCCGATGGGAAAGTTGAATCAAACAACAAAATATCAATTAATCATTAATTTATTCACAGGTGAGGTAGAGTGCGTGCGCCGGACACGGATAAGAATCCGGCACTGACAGTTAACTGAAAAGGATATATCCCTGAAAAGTCAGGGCATAACACGAAAGCGCCCGGCGAAGTTAGTCTCTCTGTATAGGTCGTCGTTAAATTTTCGTCGACCGTGCGCTTCCGGTTGTGGCACTCCGCGAAATGGCGCGGAGGTAAGTATGGCGGGGTTATTCCTTCCCCGTTGAGGACACCGGGTTGTCAGGTTGACCATACGCTTAAGTGACAACCCAGCTGCAACGCCCTCTGTTATCAATTTTCTGGTGACGTTTGGCGGTATCAGTTTTACTCCGTGACTGCTCTGCCACCCTTTTTAAAGTGAATTTTGTGATGCGGTGAATGCGGCTATGCGCACGCGGAACAGTTAAAACCGTAAAGTGGTCTTTTACGGGGCGTAACGGGCATCCTTCTGTATTCCGGCGTTAATTGTTAACTGGTTAACGTCACCTGGAGGCACCAGGCACCGCATCACAAAATTCATTGTTGAGGACGCGATAATGGAAACGTTATTACCAAACGTTAATACGTCTGAAGGTTGTTTTGATATTGGTGTTCTGCTCAGTAACCGGGAGTTTACGGAAGATGCCATTAAGATGAGAAAATATGAACCTTATCTTCTCAATGATAATTCCATACTTTCCAGAATTGCCCTTCTTGAACTTGGTATTATCGGAGAACAGCAGTGACTTCAGCATTTGCACTGGTGATGACCGTTTTTCTTATAACGGGTGAGCCACAAAATGTGATTACCGGAATTTATGACAGTAAGTCATCCTGCATTCAGGTAAGGGACGAACAAAAAATCCCCGGTGAATGCCTCCCGTTAAAAAAAGTATCGCTGAACCTGAATAACGAAATACCGGCTGGATAACCCGCCAGCCATATTAACGCCATACCAACGGATTAAAAATGCCAGCAATGGCAGGGATTCGTTCACCCTGAAATCTGTAATGAGGTTAAAACAAAATGAGTAAAGTCTTTATTTGCGCCGCTATTCCTGACGAACTGGCAACAAGGGAAGAAGGCGCTGTGGCTGTAGCCACAGCCATTGAAGCTGGCGACGAACGCCGTGCTCGAGCAAAATTTCACTGGCAATTCCTGGAACATTATCCGGCTGCTCAGGACTGCGCTTATAAATTTATTGTCTGCGAGGATAAACCCGGCATACCCCGCCCTGCCCTCGATTCCTGGGATACCGAATATATGCAGGAAAATCGCTGGGATGAGGAGTCAGCTTCCTTTGTACCGGTCGAACCTGAATCCGATCCGATGAACGTCAATTTTGACAAGCTGTCCCCTGAAGTACAGAACGCAGTCCTGGTTAAATTCGACACATGCGAAAACATCACCGTTGATATGGTGATTAGCGCACAGGAATTACTACAGGAAGACATGGCAACATTCGGCGGACATATCGTTGAAGCGTTTATGAAAATGCCAGAAGTTAACTCCATGTATCCTGAACTTAAACTGCATGCCATCGGGTGGGTTAAGCATAAATGTGAGCCTGGCGCTAAATGGCCTGAAATTCAGGCAGAGATGCGCATCTGGAAAAAACGCCGCGAAGGTGAACGCAAGGAAACCGGAAAATACACGTCTGTTGTTGATCTCGCCCGTTCCAGAGTAAACCAACAGAACACTGAAAACGCTGCTGAAAAAAACGGAGCTGTCACTGTTGCCGTTCGCCGCGAATACAAACAGACATGGAAAACTCTCGACAATGAGCTGGCCTGCGCCCTCTGGCCCGGTGATGTGGATGCGGGAAACATTGACGGCAGCATCCATCGCTGGGCAAAAAATGAAGTTATCGACAACGACCGCGAAGACTGGAAGCGTATCTCGGCATCAATGCGCAAACAGCCTGAAGCACTTGGCTATGACCGTCAGACTATTTTTGGCCTTGTCCGTGAACGTCCGATCGACATTCACAAAGATCCCGTGGCGCTGAACAAATACATCACTGAATACCTGACTACAAAGGGCGTGTTTGAAGATGAAGGAACAAATCAGAGCACAACTAATACTCTCCCGTCGCCAGTACCAGAAGCTGATGCAGTGGAAACGGCAATGCCGGACAACGAAAAAACCGAATGCAAAGTGGAAGTCGAACCATCTGTAGAGCGTGAGGGGCCGTTCTATTTCCTCTTCACCGACAAGGATGGCGAAAAATACGGTCGCGCAAACAAACTTTCTGGTCTGGATAAGGCGCTGGCTGCCGGGGCAACTGAAATCACGAAAGAAGAATATTTTGCCCGCAAAAACGGCACATACACAGGTTCACAACAAAATACTGATGCATCTGACACGACCGCACAACCAGACCTGGTAAAAGTTACCGCTGACGAAGTAAACAAAATTATGCAGGCAGCCAGTATCAGCCAGCCTGACGCCGATAAGTTGCTTGCTGCCTCTCGCGGAGAATTTGTTGCAGGGATTAGCGACCCGAATGATCCGAAATGGGTAAAGGGGATTGAAACCCGCGATTCTGTAGACCAGAACCAGCAAGAATCGGAACAGAACGACCAGAAAGCGGAACAAAACAGCCCAAATGCGTTACAAAACGAGCCAGAAACGAAACAACCTGAACCAGTAGTGCAACAGGAACCGGAAAAGATCTGCACCGCCTGCGGTCAGACCGGCGGCGGCAACTGCCCTGATTGTGGCGCGGTGATGGGCGACGCAACATACCAGGAAACATTCGATGAAGAGTATCAGGTTGAAGTTCAGGAAGATGATCCGGAGGAAATGGAAGGCGCTGAACATCCACACAAGGAGAATGCTGGCAGCGCTCAGGATCACGCCAGCGATAGTGAAACTGGCGAGACGGCAGATCCCTTAATTACGGTGAACGGTCATCACGTTATCACATCCACCAGCAGGTTGTGGCACCATCTGATGATTGACCTTGAAACCATGGGAAAAAATCCTGATGCCCCGATCATCTCAATAGGTGCAATATTTTTCGATCCGCAAACCGGAGATATGGGACCGGAATTTAGTAAGACTATCGATCTGGAAACTGCTGGCGGGGTCATTGATCGGGACACCATTAAATGGTGGCTTAAGCAATCACGCGAAGCGCAATCTGCCATTATGACCGATGAAATCCCGTTAGATGATGCACTGTTACAATTGCGGGAATTTATCGACGAAAACTCCGGTGAATTTTTTGTTCAGGTCTGGGGAAATGGAGCCAACTTCGACAACACGATTTTGCGCCGTTCATACGAACGGCAGGGGATCCCCTGCCCGTGGCGTTACTACAACGATCGCGATGTACGCACAATCGTTGAGCTGGGGAAAGCCATAGACTTCGATGCCAGAACTGTTACCCCATTCGAAGGTGAGCGCCATAATGCACTTGATGACGCCCGTTATCAGGCAAAATACGTTTCAGCTATCTGGCAAAAACTGATCCCGAGTCAGGCTGATTTTTAATGTTCAACCCATATCGCCGCCCACCAGCTATAGTGGCGGCGGTCATGCTGTAAAGGCACGTGACCACATGTACGAATTAACTCTATCTCCAGCAGAGATTAAAGAGATCACGAAATACGAGCGATACACAAAACAGCAACACCAGTTAAGACTGCACGGCATCCCATTTGTAATCGGTCCTAAAAACGAACCAATAGTTCTACGCAGGGATATTCCACACGGACTGACAACGATGCCAAAAACATCTGAACTGGTTTCTGCTGAACCCGATTTTGAGGCACTGAACAATGGGAAGACCAAGAAAAAATAAAAAAGATAATGTACTGCCACCGCGGGTTAGATCGAATGGTTACAGTTACGTGTGGAAACCAGAAGGAAGTACAAGAACTATAGGGCTAGGAAGAGTGCGGAAAACCAGCGTAGCTAAAGTCTGGCAAAATTATGAACTGGAAAAAGCAAAACTCCACAACATAATGACCGTAGCTAAATTATGGCACATGTTTATGGACTCCCCTGCATTTACAGAACTGGCCCCCCGAACCCAAAAAGATTATCGACAACATCAGAAGGCGTTGCTGATGGTATTCGGAAAAGTGCTTGCTGATAATGTCAAAACTGAGCAGGTAAGAATTTTCATGGATAAACGAGGGCTTGAGAGCAAGACCCAGGCAAATCATGAACTGGCAAGCCTGAGTCGAGTATACGGGTGGGGATATGAGCGTGGATACGTGAAGAATAACCCATGTAAAGGAGTCAGAAAATTCTCTCTTAAAGCCCGCACTGTTTACATCACCGATGAACAGTATGCAGCGATATATGCGGAAGCAATTCCACAGTTACGCATTGCAATGGAGATTTCCTATCTCTGTGCGGCAAGGCTCGGTGATGTGCTTGAGTTGAAATGGCAGGATATTATGGATAAAGGGATCTACATTGAGCAAAACAAAACCGGCACCAAACAAATCAAGGAATGGTCACCGCGATTACGTACAGCGATCCAGTTAGCCCGAAATGTATCTTCCTGTACATGCGAATATGTGATCAATACAACCAAAGGCGGGAAAGTCATAGCTAAAACGCTGAACAACTGGTGGAATCAGGCTAAACGCTCAGCCGAGCAAAAAGTTGGCGTTCCGTTCGGGTGCAATTTTCACGACATAAAAGCCAAGGGGATCTCAGATTACGAAGGCAGCAGTCGCGACAAACAAATTTTCAGCGGGCATAAAACAGAAAATCAGGTGTTGATTTACGATCGTAAAACAAAAATCACACCAACACTGGATCTGCCGCTCGTGGTTAGCAAGTAG